GGGTTAAATTCTGCTAAATCAAATCCATCCAAACTATCTTCATTAGACTCAAAATTTATAGCTGGTAAATCTCTTTTTTTCTGTTCAATCATTTTAGATGTTTGCGTTGACTGCTGACTAATTCTATCATTCTTCGCATTCTCTCTTTCATCTTCTCTTGATTGTAAATTCTGAGAGTCAACACCTTTTAATTGCATCTGCATTTCAAATTCAGTTTGCATTAACGTTTGTTTTAATTGAGCCTCCATTTGTAGCTTCTGAATATCAAAAGCAACCTCTGCTTCTTTTACAGCAATCTTTGATTGTGTTTCAGCTTGATTAGTTTGCATTGCTAATTGAGCTGCTGCTTGTTGCGCTTGCATTTGCATTTGAGCTTGCTGCTCTTGCATTTGCATTTGTTTTTGCTGCTCCATTGCTTCTTTAGCTTTACGCTTAACTTTAAGCAATTGATTAGCCATTTTTATATTAGCAATCTCTCGGATATCAATAGCATCTTCAAGATTAATATCCCCTTTCGATAAAGCCATTTGGATATTTTGTTCCAACATTGCTTTTTGTTCTTCATCAGGCATCATCTCTATAAATATTCCAAAATCATATAAATACAATTCTTTAATATCTTGTAAAATACCTAAGTTGTACTTTCCAATTTGCATTGCAAACTCATCTGCAAAATCTGAATACTCTAAAACATCTGCTGTTCTAATTGATAAACACTCTGCTAAAGTTCTTGTAATGTATAAGCTAGCATTTAAAATATGTCGAGTCGCTACATTAGAATTTAATGCTGCTAATTTTTGAACACCAACTAAAGAATTAGGGTCAGGACTTGATCCATCTCTTGCTTCATTTAATCCAGTTACAGACCTAATCATATCCAAGTAATGATTGTAATTTCCAATAAGCATCTGCATTTTACTTGCACCACTATTTGCTGTTAACTGAGTAATTGGAACTTTCGCATTGTTGTATTCTCCATCTTGAGTATAACTTCTACCAATAACACTACCTGTTTGAAAATATAAACGTAATGCATCTTCAGGGTTATACGCATTTCCAGTACCTAAGTCTACTTCGTTTAATCCATCGGCATCTATAAACACACCATCTGGAACTACACGAGAAACAACTTGTTGTATTTTTAAATGACTTATTTGAATTAAATCTGCAAATGGAATCATTCTTCTAACTAAAGACTCAAATTGACCTTTGTACATTTTTGGCGCACATGATATGTAATTTGGCATAGCATATTGACTTGATGATTTTGGTCTAACCATGTTCTCTCCTAATTTCCATTGGAGCATAATATTAGTACCCATAACCATAATTCCATCATACCATACATCAATAGTTTTTGTAACTTTTTCAAAGTCTCCTTCATCCATCATTTGTTGTGGTGGATTAAATTCATCGTCTTTTTCTACTACTTTATATGAACCATCTGTCATTCTTTTTCTTTTGTAAACAAAAGAATGTGTAGTTTTATAATTAAAATATAATAATGTAGCTGTATCTCTGTGAAACATACTATTATTATAAGCTTGTTGTGCATTATAATAATCATACCATGATTGACTGTACTTAGCTATTTCACCTAAATCTTCATTTGTTAAATCAGGATCAATTTTAATAAGTTCTGTAATTGGAACAGTTTTAATTTCTCCCCAATAAAAACAATCTTTAAAGTAAGGGTCTTCAGTATAACTATATACTACGTTTGCAGGATCTACATATTCAACTCTAACACCATCACCTGGAAGAAACATATGTTTAGCAATACCAATACCTAAAGTAGTAATATCCATATCTACTCTTTTACGAGTATCATTATAGTGACTTGCAGAAAATAAAGTGTCAATTGCTTCTTCTGTTGCAATTTCAATAGCTGGCTTATATTTCATTTGCATGAAAAGCTGTAGCTCTTGATCGTTTTCAGGAAGTTCTGATTCTTCAGTAGTAAAAACATCTACTCCAAAATCTTGTTCTATTTGTTTAAGTAAAGGTCGAGCAATCATATCACCTTCAATAATTTCTTGAAATTGATTTCTTTTCTCAGCAGACATAGCATCTTGAGCTACTGCTTTTACTTTAAACATTCTATCGTTCATACCATTAACAACGATATCTACGAACTTTGGTATAATTGGCACTGGTGTCCAGTCTAAATTTAGGTAAGATAAATCACCATCAATAGCTAATTCATTTTTATATTTACCTATAGATTGTTCTCCACGAGCATATAATCTTAAACGATTAAATTCTGCGTACTGAGAATAAAACCTACAAGACCCACTGTCTCTTCTAAACCACTCATATTGTATTGCTTGACCAACTTGTAATCCGAATTCTACGGTGTCTTTAACAGAGTCTGTAACAAATTGATCTGGAAAAGCAGCTGAGTTAACTTGTATTTTTACGTCTTTCATTTATTAAGTAATTGACTAACTGAATTCTTATTATTATATCTTGCAAAGTTAATGCTTATTTTCGATTTTTCTTTAGTGGGTGTATACAAGTGTTTTTGATTAGCCATGATAGCTAATCCAGAACTAATTGAAGCATCAAACTTGGTTCGATTGTTTATATCAAATTTTGCCCAATCCTCTAAAGTTTTTTGAAAATACATTATCCCCATCTCATCACTATCTCTGTAATTATTAACTAAATCTAAACCAACATGCTTTTCTATATACGATTCTATAGCAGAAGCGTGTGATTGTTTTACATCCTCACTTGAGTTAGGAATACCACCTAATTCTTTTTCGGTCTTAGATAATTTGTTAAAAATCTTATCTGGACGATTTAAACTAAACCCTCTATAACCTCTATTTTTAAAATGATATAATAAACGAGGTTTATTATTCTCACATAAGATAGGCATTCCAAAAAATACACAAGCCATTAAAACTTCTTCAAAAAATATTTCTGCTGTTTGAGGCCGAGCTATATATTCTAAAAAAAATTCATTACTTGGAGCATTGTCCATGTTAAATTTTGTCATACCATGCAGCGAACCATTAGAACCTTTTCCAACTACTACACCTGATATATCATAGGAATCACATCCAAATGAACCAATATGCTCATTGCCTGGATACTTTCTTCCATTCTTTATTATAACATTATTTTGCAATGACCTTTCTGGTAACCAAGTTACAAAAAATCTTCCTCTTTTATCAGGCGACCAAATTACTCTACTATCTTTAATTCCATTTTCCCAAGAAAAAGAGCCTTGAGTCATGTTCTGACCTATTATTAAAGAATCATTATAATCAATTTGCTGATATATTTTTGTAAGATTAAAAAGAGATTGTTTACTTTCATCTCTAAATGCGTGAGACTCAGTCCTTGGAAACTGTCTGTAAAATTCATTTAATGCATCTGGATCATTTGATAAAGAGTCAACTTCATTCTGCCAATAATCAATAGCTCCTTGCGTTATCATCTCCTTATCAATACCTAGTACTGGAAGTTTAGGATTATTAAAAACAGGCATCCCATGATTATCGATAAACCCTTCCATATTCCATTCCATTGGAATAAACAAACTATATAATCCGCTTTTTGTTTGACCATTTGAATTACGTATAGAACAATCAGAATCTGTATATAATTTCTTAAAATTATTACCACCTTTATCTAAAGCATTTGATGTTGATCCCATCATACACTTTCCTATAATTTTACTACCTAAACGTAAACATGTTTTTGTTACTCGCCAGTTATTTAATATATTATCTGGTCGCTCCCATTTACCACTTTCATCATGTAAAAGTAATTGAAGTTTTTCTCCATCATAACTGTTGTCACCTGTATTCTTCCAGTCAATTGTTGTATCTAATCCTTCAAGCTCTTGCTCCTCCGTTAAATACATATTCTTCTTAGTAATTTTAGAAGCTGGAACTCTATAAGCTAATTCTGTTTTTGGTTTATCCATACCATCTTGTATGGGTTTAAAAAGAAAGGATAGTTATTTGATATTGGAACAATTTTATCTGTAAACATTTTTTTAGCATCTGCTCCAGATTTAGATAGGATTCCTATTCGAGCATCTTTGGTAATTGTACCAGTGTTTACACCTTCGCAAGAAGCCATAAATGAAAACCCAGAACGTCTAATTTTTAAGTAGTCTAATCCAAAACTTCTTTTATCTGCTTTACATGCTTCCCAAAAAATATAAAATATTCTATTAGCTTCTCTAAAGTCAGGTAGACCAATATCAATCTTGGTCCATTGTAAATACATGTAATGAGTACCTGTTATATACGTTGGCTTTCCGTTATTCATAAACCAATTTCCTTGCTCTCTATAGTTAAATTCCGTTTCTATGTAATCAACCCATTGATTTTTAAAACTTGCAGGAGTACTATGCCATTGAAATATTGATTTTATTTTATTTAATTCTTTAGGTAATATTTTTGCTTCCCAATATTGATTTTCTTTTTTATCAGAACGTTTAATAATATTTTTATGTAGTTTTGGAAGTGCTATATTTAAACCACTAACATTAATTATTTGACCAATTTCTCCTGTCTTTGAAATAACAACAAAGTTATATTTTTCATTAAATCCATAAGTCCAAGTTTTAGCTTTGTTCTTTGTAGTTAAAACATTTTTGGAACTATATTAATAAGTTCAGTATATAAATTATCTTGATCTCGATTCAGCAAATCCTTTTGGTGTATTATTTATTTTATTATCAACTCCATCT